TTCTTTGCGGCGGCTCTATGTGCCCCGAACTGACCTATTTCACCAGTCTTCTTAGCACCAGCGGCATTACCTGCGGCTTGTTGAGCTTTTTGCCTATCAATTTTTTTCTGTTTAGCCATTGCGGCAACTCTTCCAGGTGCCATTT